GGCAAATCAAGCGCAGCTGCAAGATTTTCTTGGGCCAGCGGTTGCAGAGCCAACTTGCTGGAATGAGACGCCAGACGGAAATTATAGACGAGCCAAAACGCATCGAGAAGGTCAGTATTCATTTTAACACCCGCAGGGATATGAATACCTAAAGTTTTCAGGAACAGAGACGTTTTTGCAGTTGTCAGATTGACACCATCCAGAACATGGAAAAAGCCGGGAGGAGTGCGATCAGCAGAGCCAAGCTGCTTGATGTTTTCGCCCTGATACGAGTGCATAAATTCATCATAACCGGAAAAACGAGGATGAACCGACTTAGCAACGAACCACGCTTGCACATTGAGCATCACGCCGTTGAGCAACGGACGAGGCATTTCAGCCAGTTTGATATCAACGGCCACGCGGCCAGATGCACTATCGCCCCGCAAAAGCGGGACATAATCAACGGGAATAACGAGGCCAGCCCGACCAGACGACATTGAAACATCAATGTCTTGACGCGATGTGCGATTGAACTGGACCGGGGCAGTATTTTGACGAGCCATTTTTATGGCCTCCTATATATGTTGGGGTAATTTTGCTGCGCCTTCCAGACTTCGTAGGGCTGGTAAGAGCGGGAACTAGCAGGCCGTAGAGAAGGAGTCACAGAATTAACGGCAAACTGCCGGATTCTCTGCCCTAAAGGCCCCCTAGCGATGTGTGGGCCAAGAGTAGCGCCAAGGTCCATCGCCATAATACCGAGGCCAGCGATATTGCCGCCAACATCGGCCCAGCGCGTCTCAAACGCTTCTGCATCAGAAACACCTTTGGCAGTTACGATTGCCGTACCAAAACCAGTTTCAACCCCGGTTGTCACTGGATTGCCGAACCGATCAACGGGGAATTGCTCAGGCGCATCAGCGACCGCCCCCACAGGAGTAGGGCGAACGCCCAAACGAGGCGCAGAAGGCGCAACGCTTGGGGCCGACATAGTTGCCGAAAGTCGCGCTTTATCGCGCTGAATTTCCGCAAGATCAGTGGCAACCTCAAGATTGCGACGTTCCAGTGCTTCACGACCGTTGAAACGATCCTCTAATGATTGCGCCGACGAGCGGAGCAATTCAGCAGACATCAATGGCGGAGCAGAAGAGGCGTAGCCGCCATAACCCTGCCCACCAGTGGCTTGAAGGGCGGTAAGAGGATTAAACCCGCCCTTGTGAGCAGCATTGCGCAGATCAACAAACTTGTTTTCTGCATCACGCCGCGATTGTTTTCTGGCAATTTTTGCAGATCGACTGCCCAAAATAGCAGATAGAGCAATCGGGGCTAAAGCCGCAATCACCATCAGTTCAAACCGCAAATCTGCGCCATCTGCAGCGGAAACGCTGCAAACAGGACGCCGGACGAAACCCCGGCTAAAGCAATAAACATACGATTAAAGATGATTTTAACGAACGGCCCGGCACGTTCTTTCCAAGACACATTCACTCCGTCACCGCCTTTGCAAGAGCCTGTTCCGCCTTTGTGGCCTTCATATCCGCAAGCGTATATTCGGCTTGTTTGATCGCAGCGGCAAAGCGAAGCTTTTCAGCTACTTGTCGCAAGCGCATATTCTGCGCCCGCTTATCCAATTCTTCGTCTTTTTTACTGGTCATAATTTGTTCCAATCTATTTACACCAGTTTACAAAGGGGCGGCCCGTGCCGCCACCTTTGGACGGCTCGGGACGAGCCTTACACCTGCGCCTGTCTTCACTTCCGAGGGAAGTAGCCGTAAGCGCGGGTTTTGTAGTTACTTTGCGAACCACCCGTCGGGAATGGTCCGATAGACGCAGCGAGGTAGACCCCGCTGGAACATCGTCCGTAATCGGTTTCCGTTCCGGTTTCCGATACAGGACGCTTGGCATTGCTTCCGATACATCCCGGAGTACTTGACGCGCCCGGAAGGTGTTGTTTAAGGAAGGCTCCGAAAGACGAGCCGGAACCCTTACACGAAGCGAACTTCGCCGCGTCGGCTTTGAGCGTCTTGACATTAATGAACCTCCGCTGAAGCAATGACCATTCCACGAACAAGGGCAAAAGGCCCTCATAGCCGTGTATTGTACGGAGTCTATCAAGAAGGTCAAGCCCTTCTGATAACTCTTTTGAGGCGATGAATTCCTGACTGCTAGCGCGGCCAGACAATTCCTCCGCCATATTGGCCACGAACTGCCCTTCGGCAGTAGCGGCCTGTTCGTCGGTCATATTGCGATTGTATTGCTCAATCGCCCTGACGTGTTGCCAACGGAACACTTTCTCGACCGACCTTTGCACCCATTCGTTAAGATTATTTATCCGAAGTGGTGTCCCTCGCTCCTTGAGGAGCTCGATAACGCGGACGATATAATCACGCCGCGTCGCCCCCGTCATGAGATAGTGCCGACCCGGCCGAGAACCGGGCGGCAGATACTCAAACGACGTTGGCATGAGGCCAGCAGCGGCAAGCCGCGCGGCCTTTTGTTCAAACCAACCCGCCCCTAGGGCTGGTTTTTTTGAAAGAGAAAACCACGCTTTGTCGCGGTTGGTATCCTTGAGGCAGTATTTACAACAGTACCGCAACTGTCTGTCGTCTGGATTCCAGACGCCCCAGACATGGCCATGAGGCCACGCTGCAAGCCACGCGCGTTTTTCATGAGGCACCTTAGACAGATCAAGACGCGGACCCTTGCCGAACAGAACGCAGTGGAAATGCGCCCGCCCGTAAAGATCACCGTATTCACCCGCAACAAGGTACCTCAATTTGTGACCCGCCCGACGAAGCCGCTTTATAAAAAGCTGGAAATGATGCGGCGTTAGCACTTTATCCGCTAGGTCCGTCCTATCCCGATAGGTAAGAGTCAGATAAATGCACCAGTCGGAGGTTGAAGCCTCCGCCAGTGCTCTGCCCACGTAATCCGCTACTCGGTTACTACGGCACCGCCAACAGTGGCGACAGGGAACTGATTGCTGGACCCATTCCGGCCCCCGCTCGATCCAAATAAAATTTGGCGTTATGCACATGCTGTGCCTCGCTTTTGGTGCCCATTCGGGCCGTGTCACTAAAAGGATATATCATCAAGAGTGTGTAAATATCTGCCCGCCGTTTCATGAAGAAACGGCGGGCAGGTAACTTGCAGTCGCAAGTTACAAGGACCGAAACCCCCTAAAGGGGGCCCCTCGGTCCTACGCCTCTGGCTTGGGATACATCACGGATGTAGCGGCTCCGCCGCTGGTAGAAGGAGGGAATCGGCCGCTAGGTCTTCGCTACGCTGCTACCTGGCGGCCTAGAGCCATGAACTAGGGGCGGGATTGTGCTGAGAAAGGAAAAGGCTTAGTGGACAGCGCGCTTGCAGAACTTACGTGCTATCTGTCCTTTGTTGCCATTCCTTGGGCACATTATGCCCGCGTAGATCCCGCAGAATACTGCGGGGAGTTTTGGCTATGTAGGGGCGACCGGAGGCCCCTCTTGCCAATTCCGTTTCACCAAAAGTGGTGAATAGTGGCGTACAGAGCCGCCACTTCCGGAGTTGCCAGTGGGCTGGATCCCAGCCCCGCTTTTTCTTCGGCCAGTCAGACCGCCAGTCGCCGCCCCACTCAATGTCTAAAGACATCTGATGGGCCACCTCCTTGCCGATCTTGCCGATATAATACCATTCCATATCGTCGAGATTCCAATGGAACCGAGAATGGACGATATCCAGAGCAGCGCCCCGACAATGGGGCGCGTCTGGATATCGTAGACGGCTATGGCCGAGGCGAAACGCCTCATTTTGCGTGATTTTATCACGATAGGCGCAATGCACATAGAGAGGGATACCCGCATAGCGGCACCGCTCAATGGTTCTTGCGCCCCATAGCTGGATGGAGTTATCCACGCCGTTATAGTCGGCCCTTGAATGTAAATTCAGGCCCTTTTCGGACGTGAGCAAGGACGGAGCCTTGAGACGCTCCGGCACGTCAAAAGACGAGCCGGAAGGCGTCTGGAGATAGGGCGCGTCGAAATTCGTTCTTTGCGCGTTTACCGCCGCCAGAAATTCTGGCAGCGGTGTTGGCTTATAGCCGCGGTCGATGAGACGTTGCCTCATGCCCGCGAAATATTGGGCAGGCCAAGTGGCCCGCCCCTTGTCAGGCCCCTTCGGTGACAATAGGAGCCTCCTTTATTTCGGCCACTTCGGGCGCCTCAATCACGACAGGCTCAGGCAAAGTGCGCCCCTTGTTATCAAGTTGGCGCATCATTGCTGCTTGCTTAAGAGCGAATTGACGCATAGCGCGTTTTACCTCAAGCAGATTGCCGCTTTCCATCGGCCTACGGTCCATATTGGTGAAAATGGGACCGTCAGGGACATGAAACACATGTTCACGACGGAATAAGAAACAGCGTGTTTCGGCAGGTGCGGTTACCGTGAAGGTTTGCGCCGCCTCGCACTTGACTTCGTGCGAAGTACCGACCGAGGCGAGTGCTTCATAGCCTTGGCCCTCGATAAAGACTGCGCTTTCTTTGTCAGACATGACGCGCAGGGCGCCGCCCTCGACTTGGTACGGAACATTGGGCTTCACCTCATGCCAATTGAAAAGGTCGAATTTCATTCTATAATTCCTTCGGATTGAACTGCTGAATAATCGTCATTGCTCTCGGCGAGAACATCACCGAATTGAGTGAGGCCAGAGATTGACACATCGTGCCTTGTCACAATTTCAAAGGCCGAGGCCAACGAGTCCGCAAATACATTATGCGGAAACGGCTTTGGGGCCAAGAAATGTTCGTTGGTAAAAGAAGGGTCAACGATGGACGCAAGCCAAATGGCCTCCCGTTGCTCGACAAAAGGATTAGCGGGATCGTCTTGAAAGAACGACCCCCCCAACCGGGTCTTAGAGCGTTGCCAGACATGGTTCATCGGTTCAAAACCATATGCACCACTTGGATCAGTATGAGCAGCGTCAATGCGCCGCTTCTGGACGATATCCACAGGCTCAACGCGCTGCACATCGCGCAGAGCGTTGGGGAATTGATCAGTGGCCTCAAGAAGCAGCCACTCATCAGTTTGCCGTTCATCAAGACGTTCGGGCAGCACCTCACAGGTGACAATAATAACGCCGCCAGTATCCTGAGAAGGGACGTTAAGCGACAGAGTGGCAGAAGCCACACCCTCGCTTGTCGATTTATCAAGATTGGCACCATCGCTTGCGTGACGCTCGACCATGCCGAACGGCACACGCTTGCTGTCCAACAGCCATGGACGCCGGAACATTTCCTCCGGAACCCGCATCCCTTGCATCAACTCCGCAATAATTGCGTCGTCATTCATATGCGCGGAATGTTTGTTCCCATCATATGCCGTGCGCAACTTGGCAAACGCCTGCGTAGTGCGCGCTATGTCCATATCAGCCAAAGTCACGTTGACCTTTTGGCCCGCCATTTCGGCAAAGATAGAAGAAATGCCTTGGTCCGACAAAGCAAAACTAGCACCACGGTTCGCTGAATCCTTGACTGTAAAGGCAGTGGCGCTTTGGTTGACTTCGGCCTGCCCATCGCCGTACCCAGTACCTGCACCGATCTTAGAAATACCAGACACAGGCATCTGGCCAGCGAGCACATCCAGATCGAATGACCCGACGATCAAAGC